GGGCAAATATGTTTTTGCTTCAAGACCATATACGAGTTTAAAGAATAAATCAATCGCGCGCGGTGTACCTTTTGCCCTATAAAATTCAAGAGCATTTTTAACAAATAGTCTTTTATTCGTCGCGACGTTAAATTGTATATCAGACAAATATTTGTTTTTAAAGTCTAGGATAAATGCTTCGATTGTTTTATCAATGTCACGATATTCTGGTAATTTTCTACTATTATGAAGTACCGCTGATTCATTTACTACTTCTACCCAGTTATTAGCATCAGGATCTGTCTTATCGATATAGGTTTCGCTTTCTAACCACTCGTAATATGCTTTTACAAAAGCAATAAACAGCTCACCTTCTTCCCTATAAAAATCAGGAAACTGATTCGCAATTAGCTGCGAAATATTTTTATCGATATCGATAGCCATTAAATTCTAACCTGTTCAACCTGAACTGTAATATCGTCATCTAATACACGTAATATTGATCTCTTAATTGCTGCAATATCTTTTTCAATTGGCACAACAGTAAACTTCAAATTAGCATCTAAGTTATCAGTAGCAAAATTATCAATTCGTATAGTGCCTAATTCATAATCAACAGTACCTATCGTAGCTATTACGTCAAATGTATCTTCTTCAAAAATTTGTAACGTGCTATCTTCTGGATTATCACCCATAAAACATGATTTACCAGAAAATTGGAAAATGCCAGATCTGACTGCATGGGCTCTATCTTCTTTCATTAATGCCATATCAAATTCTACAACGTATGAAGATCTGCTACCTTCTAGTGAGAGAGGTAAAAATTGAGTTGCTTTTACATCAGTATCGTTACTAATGATAGCGACTTGTGCATTATCGATTGCTGCTATTAATTTACTATAGCGAAGTGTCTTATCAAAACCATTTAAATTATTTTCATTAAAGGTTTGAATAGCAGAAACAACCAAACTTTGAATATCATCTACGCCCAAAGAAGTTTGTGAAATGTTATATTTTACTTTTGTATTAATAGACAAATAGAGATAATTTGGTGTAACAAAAATTGGATCAATTGATAGCGGACTACGCGCGCGAATATAATCTGCATAGATAGCTCGATTTAAGTCTGGTAAATCATCTGTATTTTTTAGGTCAACAGCAACAATTACTTTACCAAATCTCGGCGGATCTGATAATTCTCCACCATATGCCGCTACATCGTTAATTTCAGAAAATTGTGCTTTTAACGCGGTAGAATAATCTTGAGCGGTAACAACACGTTCTTGTGTAGTAAATGCTCTGGGTGCATTGAACTTAATAGATTCTAGACTTTCGTTAACAGCACCACCACTTGCCTTATCAATTGTTGTTATTTTCGTTACAACTGCAGAACCGATATCATCATCTGCAGAAAAAACTCCAATGCCATTTGGTAATTCACCATTGCTTGCTCTATATTCTATTAATACTATAGAATTGTTTTTAGGTGTACGACCTATAATACCATCACCAAATAATATTTCATACGTATCATTTTCTGCGGCTTGAATAAAAAAGACTTGATCAGAAGCTCCGATTCCAAAAAGTGAATCTCTCCTTTCGTATGTTAAGGCTGCCGCGCCATTATCTTCAATTACAATTAATTTAATACTATTAATATCAACAGTCTTGTTAGTAACAATATAACGAATATTTTGTCCAGTCACATAAGAATCTTGCACATAATCGCCTTCACGAATAATAACATCGGTAGCTAAAAATTTATTATCGCCTTGACTTTGCGCTTGAACATTTTCACTTGTAGTAAAAGTAAAATTCTTATTGTCGCTTCGACCAGTAAATGTAGTACCCCGCGGAATCAATACTGTAGAGTTTTCTGTGTTATCTAGTAATTCAATATTAATTTTAGCCCGGGCAGAACGAAACGATCGAGGAATATAACCTAATTCTTTAGCGTGCGATACGATCGAATCCCGCAATACCGCCGAATCAAGAAACATTTCATTAGCAATCATATTCAAATAAAATGAATTTAAATTAGTATTATATGCTAGCACATCGAGCAAGACATTAATATTCGAGGCCTCGAAATCATAGTCTTTAAAAATATCTTGAGACTTTAGATAAGTCTTTAGATTTTCTTTTATACTATTAAAATCGAGAGTTGTGAGATCGTTACTTGAAGTAGCCATTTATCTTACTCTATAAAGTGTAATATCTAGGGTTTCATCTGTCTGTGAGGTCAAAATACTAAATGTAATGCTAATATTGATTAAGCCTTGATCGATTTCAGGAACAACATTGACGTCAATAATTCTAACACGCGGTTCATATGTTTTTACCATATATCTAATATGAGTATCCATTTCATCTGGTATCAGATCATCATCGATCTGCTCAAACAGATACCTTCGAATATTACCACCGAAATCTGGATTTCTTAATCTCTGGTATTTATCTGTTAATATTAGATTACGAAGTGCTAGCTTGACTGCATCTATATTAGTTCGACGACTAATTTGACCAGTATTTGGATGCGCGCGAAAAGAATGATTAAAATCACTAAAAATATCACGCGTTTTTCCAGTGATCTTAAAGTCTTGATTTTCTTTTGCTGTCTTTACACCCATTGTTTTTCTCTTTTAATTGTTATTTATGTAGATGGTCCAGAAGTAGTTCCGGAAATAGTAATTGATGTATTACCATCAGAACCGCTACCAGAGAATGTATGTGTATGATTATTCTCAGAGAAGTTGTCAGTGACCCATCCCCTTGTTGCTACGCGTACTCCGCCTTCTTGTAATTGACCGTCAGCCACATTTACAGCAGTTGCACCAGCAATTGTTAGATTACCACCATCCATAGTAAGCGTAATAGTACCATTTGTTATAGTAACTGTATCATCACCAGTCACAGTAAATGTCGAACACGTAAATTCACATGGCACTGGATCTTCACACGGTATTACTTGAAATTTAGATTTGACTTCAATTGTAAACGTATTAGCGGGATAATCTACATCTATATCACACTCTGGTCCATCAGGGCCTGCAGCTATTTGAGCGAGTTTTTCTGCTCTTAATGCTGTTAAATTATTTGCTAGTGCAAGTGCATCAGCTTTCATTTTCTCGGCAAACGCAGCATAATTTACTTCGCCTGCATTTCCAGGTCCAGTTTCATTAATATGATATGCACCAGGAGGTGTGTAATTGTTTGCGCTGATTGTATATTCTGTAGTATTAGCAACAGGAATAAAAATAGGAGGAAGAACACTACCGCCACTACCGCCAGGAGAACCAGAGCCTATAGGGCCGCCGGAACTGCCGACTATATTTCCAGGAAAAGTCGCTGATGTTAATTCTGGTCTTAAATATACACCGAAAGTTGCAAGTAAATATTCATCACCGCCCGTCGACGAGACAACTTCAACGTGTTCACTCGCAGCAATAGTACCACGACCAGTAACAACTTTGCCTGATTCTCCTCCTTTACCAGGAGTTCCGTCTAAACCTCCGACGGGATCATCACAATCCTTCATTTATTAATTCCCCGGTATTTCAATATCTGAAAGTGTATCAGCGCTATTTTGCATACTATCTACTGAAGATTCTATATCTGAAACTGCATTTGTTAATGTTGTAACATTATCGCTGACAGCACTAGAAATTTCTTTCAATTCATTAAATCCTAATTGATCCAAAACATCATTCTTCAAGTCTTCGTACATTCCAACTGCTTGATCGTACAATTGAATAGCACCAGCCATTAATTCATCAGTTAAACTTTTTAAAGTATTTTGTACTAAGGCGGTAATACAATTAGCTAATCTAGAAATTGCCGATGCTACTGCACCTATTAAACCAGCAAGCGCACCTGCAAGTTGAGCAATTTGTATTGCTAGTTCGATAGCTGCCTGAATTGCCGGATCGACCATTCCAGTAATAACTTTTTTCGCCCATTTTAAAATTTTAAGAGGATCACCGGGCAAGGAAAGAATAGGTGCATACTTAGACATCAGTTCAGAAATTTTCTGCACCTTTTCTTGTATCATTTCAGTGACGGTTGCCATATGTTCTTCTACAAGCAACTCGAGTCGTTCACAACTAAATTCACCAACGACAGTAGCTGTCTGGCCCGCCGGCGGGCCAGGAACTTCGACTTCTACTGTGCCAGTAGCAGCCTCAAATTCCTTCTGCATTTCTTCAATTCTAGCTATTGCATCTGAAAAAGACATTTTATTTTCCTTTTATGGTCCTGAAACAATCACACCGTTAACAATAGTAAATATATCACCATTAACATCGACGATCGATCCTTTCTTTAATGCTGTTTTTGTACCTATACCATCTCTAACGTATAGTGGTCCTAAAATAGTAACGCTCGGCGCTTCTATCGTCACGCCCATTTCTGAATTTACAATCAGTTCGTTGCGCGAGTTAATTGTTGCTTGTCGATGTAAATCTAAAAGTGTATTGCCAACAACATTAAATGTCATATTACCTCTGACATCTAACGCCATGTCCTTACCTACACGTGTTGCCCATTCATTTGATACATCGATGAATAAACTGCGCTCTTTACTTTTATCTTTGGCTCTGCCATCTTTTGGTTTATTACCAACATTTAAATAAAAGTTATTCTGTGTTGAATGTTCTGTTGTATTGCGTACGTCTACATATCGATTATAAACATCTTCATCTGTAATCAGGCGTGCGTCTTCACCTTGTGGTTCGTATCCTATATTTAGGAAACTATTGTTTTTAACGTCAGTATATTTGTTTGCTACATCAATTTCAGCTTGTGTTCTTGCTTCATCGAATGGCTTCCAACCGAGAGTAGTAAAACTATTATTCTTAATATCGATATAATGATTTGTTTTTTCAATTGGATTTAGTCCTCTC